AGTGTAAAGTTGCTAGAATTTGGAAAACTTTTACTTGCAAATAATAGTGACATATATTAATATTGAATTATCAAGCAATAAGTATTGGCTTGTAGAAAGGAGGCTATCATTATGCAGGTAATCAATGTTACTAAAGAGGGCAAGAACAGTCCTATCATGATATTTAGAAATGAAAAAGACGGTAGAGTGTTCTTTAGTACCACAGTATCACATAAAGATATGGACGGTAACTATCAAAATGCTTTCATGTCTGTTCGATTCAAGAAAAATGTTGAAGTTGCTAACAAACAACTTATCATATTAAAAGATGCATGGCTTGATTTCTTTCAAACAAAAGACGGTCGTGATGTGATAATGTTATTCGTTAACGACTTTGACAAAGTAGAGAGTCGTTAAGACTCTCTTTATTATTTAAGGAGGTAATATGAAGACAATTGTTTTAACTGCAATAATTAAAAAGCCTTATAAAGGTAATGAGAATAAAGTTGAGGCTTTACATGAAGCACTCGCCTACTACAATAGTGAGTGGTGCAACAAAAATGAGAAAATTTATCATGAAATTTTTAAAAGTGAGTATCAGGGAAATGAGGTTATAGAGGTTGATTTAAAGATAGTTATGAATAAGTCTATATCTTGCGAGTTAATGTTAAAAGAGATACGTAATAAAGTACTTACACTATTTAAGAAACGTCTTGTTACTCTGGTAAAAGCAAATGGCACTACGATTAACTAGGCAAGATAAAGAGAAGCTACAAAAGATTAATAATAGTGTACGTGCAAAGAAGAATAGACTTAAGAATAATTACAATGTAGATAGTACTATAGAGCCACTTAAAATTAGTGATGTAACATCACGAACACAACTTAATCAATATTATGAAGAAGCTAGAGAGTTTGTAAGAGGTTATGGTAATAAATACCGTAAGAATAAATATGGTTTTGTCGCTAGACAAGTTGATATTAATAAAGCAAAATACCAGGTAGAACGTGCTAATAAAGAACGTGCTAGACGGTTGCAAGCTCTTAAAGATGAAGAGTTTAAAACAAGAGGTAAGTCCACAGGCTTTACTGCTCTTGATAGATTCTTGATGGGCGACTCTAGATACTCAAGCTATGAGCCTATAAAGTTTGACTTTAATACAATAAGAAATCAAAAACACTTTGATAAACGACTTGCTAATATTGTTTATAGTAGTACACCAGAATATTTTAATAAGAAGAACGAAACTCTTAAAGATAATATCTTATCAGCTATTGCTACTAACTGGGGTAATCTTGGGCTTGAAGCATTTAAGTTTATATCAAGTTTAACACCTGATGAAGTTGCTAGATACTACGAAACGGAAGATGTATTTAACTTTGAAATATTTGGAAGCCCCCAGGGACTCGGTGATGTTAATAAGAATATAGAATATTTTTATCAGACTTTTGGTTTAGGTGATTACCGTGAGGCTTGAAGATTTAGGTATCTACTACGATGATGAGGTTGATTTATTTATGAAGTGCTATACTGCCGATTTTGAAACTACTACTGATAAAGATGACTTAAGAGTGTGGGCTTGGGGTGTTTGTGACATTAGTAATGTCAATAATTTTGTTTATGGGACAACTATTGAAGAGTTTATAAACTGGTGCTATAAGAATAATGGTTGTAAGATTTACTTTCACAACTTAAAATTTGATGGCGAGTTTATATTATCATATTTGTTACTTAATGGCTTTGAATATTCAAAAGAAAAGAATACCAAGACATTTAATACTGTTATATCTGCAACAGGTCAGTTTTATAAAATTGAAATAATCTTTAAAAGATATAATTCCAAGTGCATCAAAGTTGATATTTATGACAGCTTGAAGAAGTTACCTTTTTCTGTGAAGAAAATAGCAGAAGACTTTGATTTACCGATTAAAAAAGGGGAAATTGACTATACAGCTAAACGTGAGGTAGGACATAAGTTAACAGATGAAGAGTTAAGTTATCTTAAAAATGATGTTGAAATAATGGCTATGGCTTTAAACTTACAGATAAAAGAGGGGCTATCTCGTATGACGATTGGAGCCGATGCCTTGGCAACGTTTAAGGGTATGCTACCAAAGGGCTACTTTGAAACACTCTTTCCTGTTCTACCTATTGAAATAGATGACGACATAAGACGTGCTTATCGTGGAGGGTATACATATTGCAACAAGTTATATAAAGGTAAAGATGTTAATGAGGGGCTTGTATATGACGTTAATTCGATGTATCCTGGTGTAATGTATTATGATTTAATGCCATATGGTATGCCTGTCCCTTTTGAGGGCAAGTATGAAAACGATGCAATGTACCCTTTATACATTGCTAAAATAAAAGTTGACTTTACGATTAAAGATAAGCATATTCCAACTATACAAGTTAAGAAGAGCTACTTCTATAATGATACAGAGTACTTGGAAGCTTCATCAGGAGATGTCGTACTTTATTTAACTAATGTTGATTTAGAGGTGTTACTGGAACAGTACGACATACTAAACATTGAGTATTTGGGAGGTTGGAAATTTAAGGGTATTAACGGAATCTTTAAAGACTATATTGATAAGTTTATGGCTATAAAGAAGACTAGCAAAGGTGCTAAACGTTTACTTGCAAAATTATTACTTAATAACTTATACGGTAAATTCGCAACCAATCCTGATGTTACAGGCAAGATTCCATATCTTGATGAAGATGACATTGTTAGATATAAACTTGACGATAAAGAATTGAGAGAGCCAGTCTATACGGCTCTAGGTGTTTTTATTACAAGTTATGCTAGGGCAAAGTGCCAAAGAACTGCACAAGCTTTATATGATAGATTCTGCTATTGCGATACTGATAGCATACATATCATAGGTAGTGATGAGCCTACTAACATAGAAGTTGATGATGTTGAACTTGGTAAATGGGCTTTAGAATCTAGGTTTAAAAGAGCAAGATTTATAAGAGCTAAGACCTACATTGAAGAGTACGAGGACGGAACTCTAAACGTTAAGTGTGCAGGTATGCCTAGTAGTTTAAAAGAATTTGTTACTTATGATAACTTTTTAACTGGCTTAAGGCTTGAGGGTAAACTACTACCAAAGAAATATAAAGGTGGTGTTATACTAGAAAGTAGTGACTTTACAATAAAATAGTGCTATAATGTTTATGAGGTTTAACTTTTGTTAATTGTAGCAACCTAGAGACAACAGGCAGAAACCTGCTAGGCAATGCATATCGATTTGTCCTCGTGCAATTATAAAGTTAGTAATCTCAAGATTTTAAAGACTTGTCCGTGATGCATATAGCTAGACAAGTCTTTTATAATGTGTAAAATTAGTGTAAACTTGAAATATTTTTTCAAGTTTTGCTTGTAGATTATTTCATTATTTGCTATATTATTAGTGAAAGGAGGGAAATTATGAAAAGAATAACAATACTTGAGAGAAAGTACTCTAAACGTAGTAGTAAAGGTGGTTGGTTTAGTACTGCCACAGAGCAAGTTATACTATATGACATGACAGATTTAAAGATAAAGAACTATCTTGATAATGAAAACAAAAAGTATAGAAGTAACTTTTATAGTGTAACAGAGGACTTTAACTTAAAGACCAAACAAGATGTAAATAAATTTATCAAGTATGTCGCAGATAATTATAAAAACATCAACATGTATGATAGAGATAATTTAAAGAATCTTGCAAGTGTATTAATATTGAATTTGGGGAGGTAATTTATGAATATAGGTTATTATGAAACATTTATCAATTTAAAGGACTTAACAAAAATATTTAAAGAATATTATAATTGTAGTTTGTCCTTTATGCTTGATAAAGATAAAATTCAACTTGAAATATATTCAATTGAAACATGTAATCGTTGGTATATGTTTGTTGAATATCAATTTGATATTGATGATGTAATTAATAAATTTAAAGATACTATTGTAAGGGAGGCTTTAAATTGTGAAGAGATATAAGTTAAAGAAAAATGTTAAGATTACAATTTTAGAGATATTATGTTTAATATCTATCATAGCACTTTATATGCTATCTACTATTGTTGATAGTATGTCAGTACGTGCTTTTCTTTGGGTATGTATCGTGTTTGTTATACCTGGAATAGCATTAATATTTGAACTTTACAAGGAGGGTTAATATGAGTAGAGTAACTTTTAATACGTGTGATATATGTGATTGTATAGCAGATAATACCACACAAGTATTTAGTAATCATAATATGTATGACTTATGTGATAAATGTTATAAAAACATTGAATCACTAGTAGATTTGAAAAATGTCTACCATAAGACAATTAAAGAGATAAATAATATAATTGAAGAAAAATTGGAGGTTATGAGAGATGAAAGAAAAGAAGATATTATTTAAGTACGACAATGAGGGTAAAACTTGTGATATTAAAAATGTTAATCAAGAAGAATTACTTGTATTTATTTGTGAAATGTTAGAGAATTTAATTCAAAAGAATATTGTTACTCGTGATGTAATGCTAACAGCTATTAATATATGTTTAACTGTTGGGACTGCCCTAGATTCAAGTGACTTTAAAGACAAACAATTAAGGAATTTAATTGATGAACTAAGTACAAATATGCTTATGTTATTTAAAGGTTTAGATGAAACAAAGAACAATAAGTGATAAATCTTTTAAAGTATCTTTAGAAAAGATTAGAAAAGATAAGCTATATAATGAAACACTTGATGTAGTGTTACATAGCTTACAAAATAAGATGTTCTTAAAATATTATAAAAAGGGCAACTATGTTTTAAGTAGAGAACAATTCCAAAAGTTAACCATGAGCATACTTGATGACTATGAAAGTGATAATAATTTCTTTATTATTTGCACCATGTTAGCAATGTTAGACTATGAGCTATTTAATAAATAGCTCTTTTACTTTACAAAATTTTACATATATGATATGATTTAATAAAGGAGGTAAAATATGACATATGATGAAATTAACACTTTACTAGAAGACGTTGCAAATAATAAAGAAGATGACGCACTAATGCTTGAGAGCTTTGGTAAGATAAGAGAAGCTATTAAAGGTGTTTATGATAAAGTAGACACTCTTGATGATGAGCTTAAAAAAGCTAAAGATGAATATGAAAAGTTACGTCAAGCACGTGTAAAAGATTTCTTTAATGCAACAGATGAAGTAGAAGATGTTACAGAAGAAATTGAAGAAACAACAGAAGATGCACCTATAACAGTCAGTGACTTATTTGAGGACGATGTTGAGGTTGTAGATGATGTTGATATTAAAAAGGAGGTAGAAAATGAGTAACTTAAAGACAACAGGTACTGGACTTAAGGCAAAGACCACTGGTGTTGATGTGTTAAATGCAATTAGAAGTAGCATGCCTATAACATATCAAGACAGAATTCCTGAAGCCACTAAAAATAATATTAAAGAATATGGTAATAGCTTAAAGAACTTCCCTGTAATAATGAATGCTTTCGTTGACATTTTAGTTAATAAAATTGGTTTAACTGTTATCAAGAATAAAAGTTACACTAACCCACTTAAAATGTTCCAAAGAGGAGATTTAGAAGTTGGAGAAGTTATTGAAGAGATATTTGTGGATGTTGTTAAAGCTAAGGTTTATACACCTGAAGCACCAGCAAACAACTTAGGCGATGTGTTTGCTATTAACAAACCAAATGTATTAGCAAGATACCATGTAGTAAATTCGCAACTTGTTTACCCTATTACAATAAACAAAGCAGAATTATTGCGTGCATTTAGAAGTGTTGCTTACTTTGAAGAGTTTGTTTCTAAAATCTTTGAAAGTGTTTATGCAAGTGAAGAGCTTGATGAGTTCCTACAAACTAAAGAGCTTATTCAAAATTATAGAACTGCACCTGAAGAGGGTGGAGAAGACCCAGTTAATAGGTTCTATGACGTAAAAGTAACTGCTATCACTGATGAAGCTTCTGCTAAAGCATTCGCAAGAATCGTAAGAGAGTATTCTAACAACTTAATGTTTATGAATAACAAGTATAACTATGCAGGTGTTACTACTCACACACCTAAAGAAGACCAAGTATTAATTGTTAATACAAGTATTGACGCATGGTTAGATGTTGAGGTTTTAGCTTATGCATTTAATATGAATAAAGCTAACCCTGAAGACGTATTAGGTAAAAAGGTTGTGCTTGATGACTTTGGTGATGATGCTGATACAACTACACTTGCTCTACTTGTTGACCGTGACTGGTTTATGATTTATAACCAATTATACGAGGTACAAGAACAAGACAATGCCCTACATCTTTATTACAATCGGTTCTTGCACGTATGGAAAGCATACTCAACAAGTCAATTTGCAAATGCTATTAGATTTACAACTAGTACACCTGAACAAACAGTAGTTAGTGTAACAGTTAACCCACAAACTGCAACAATTCCAAAAGGTACAAGCTTAAGTTGTACTGCAGATGTTCAAGTAACAAACGGAGCTAATAAATCAGTAACATGGGCTTTAGTTGGTACTCCAACAAGTACTGATACTAAAATTTCAAGTGATGGTGTATTAAGTGTTGGTATTGATGAAACTTTATCAAGTATAGGTGTTAAGGCTACAAGTGTTAAAGATAGTTCTAAGACAGGGCAAGCTACATACACTTTAGTAAGTGGTGTAATCGAGCCTACAAGTGAATAATGAACTACACACCACAAACAGAGGTACATCTACTTAAAGATGTACCTTTTAACTTAACATATAATAATGTTAGAGACTTTAACACTTTACCCGAACAAACAAAGTATTTCATTGATAAAACAAAATATACTTTTGATAAATTAACTTACCAAAGAGTAAGTGCCGAGAGTATAAAACTTGATATAGCATATGATGACATGCTTGATGTAAACTACATGATGTTTAAAAACGACAGTGTACCTGGTAAATGGTTTTATGCTTTTATAACAGATTATGAATTTATATCACAAAATGTAACACGAGTTACTTATCAGTTAGACGTATTTCAAACTTATCTATTCGACTTTAGCTTTCAAACAACATATGTTGAAAGAGAACATACAAAGAGGTTTGATGAAGATGGTTTACCTGTTGTCAATACACTTGAAGAGGGGCTTAACTATGGTAGTGATTATAAGGTTGTTAATGCTTACCACGTAGAGCAAGCAACTAATATTGTTTGGGCTATCATTGTATCAAAGGTTGCACTTGAAAGTATTCCTAACTTCCAGTATGGAGGTAGTGTGTTATCGGGTGTATCTACACCACTTTACTTCTATGGGGTACCTTTAAACTTAAATGGTACACAGCCTACAGTTAACGGACAGTCTGTTGATAGTATAAGTGCTTTATTTAGTTTATTTACTACTAATAGTGACTTTGTAGGTAGTATAGTATCAATGTATTATACAGCTTACATTCCGTTCCCTGTTACATACTCAGGAAATAATTTAAACGTTCCTGCAGGTATTAACATAGTAAACATTGCTTCTTTCAAAGCATGTAAATTTAATGCTAGTGGTTGGGGTACTATCAATAGCACTGTATTAAATAATGTTTATAATGACTTTCCAAAATACGAAGAAAGTAAACTCTACATGTATCCTTATTCTATAATTGAAATCACAAACCAAAAGGGCGAGGTTTTCACTTTAAAGATGGAAAATTTAGATGTTCCTGGAGGTATGGGAGCTAAACGTAGTTTAACTTTAAAGATACTATCAAGTATAGGTGTTAGTCCTAAGACTGCTATTATACCAATGTACTATCTTAATAATACTAATATCTATGACTACACAGACTTGTCTTATGGTATTATTGATAATGATGTTAGCGACATACCTATTGTAGATGACTATACAGCTAGTTATATACAAGGTAATAGGAATACTATTAACACTACAAATAAATATGCCCTAGATAATGCTAAACGTGGTGTATCACAGAATAATGCAAATAATAGACTACAAAATGCTATTACCACTAGACAACAAGACTGGAATAGTGTTGAGGGATTCGGCAACATGTTATCTAGTGCCTTTGGTTTAAATTTAGGTGGTATAGTAAGTAGTGGTTTATCTATGACTAAAGCTTATGACTTAATGGAAGCAGGGCGAGCTAGCATGAATCTTAATAATGCTTTTGCAAATCAAAATTTAATGATTAATGCTGAGCAACAAATAGGACTTACACAAGCTAAACTAGAAGATATTAACAATGTTCCACCAACTATATCAAATCTAGGTAACAATTCTTTATTTAATCTAGGTAATGGTATAAGTGGTTGCTTTGTTGTCTTAAAAACGATACGCGAAGAATATGTTACACAACTTACAAATTACTTTAAAATGTTTGGGTATAAAGTCAATAAAATGGAAATACCTAATCTTAAAAGTAGACGTAGTTATAACTACATTAAAACAGTTGACGCAAATATTGTTGGTGACGTACCAAACAATTACCTTAATACTTTAAAAGGTATCTTTGACAAAGGTATCACTATCTGGCACACTAACGATATAGGTAACTATTCGTTAAATAATGAGGAGGTTTAATATGAGTAAATTGAATCAAAAATTTAGAGTTGAAGTTAATGAGGAAGAGTTTCTAAACAGTTATACTACAATTGACTATCTCTATAGACTTAAAGAATATGCGATAAACACTTTTGAGTGGCTTAACTTACCAAGCACAGTTGACGCAAGATATATAGAATTGCAACTATTCGAGCAAGGTAGAATCTGCTTCTTTAAAGATAAACTAATAGGCTATCTTGCTCTTCCTGTTAATGAAGAGGGTACTCAAAATGTATATGATGAATTTAGGAATAAAAGAATCTATGCAAATAATGGTTTTCATAGAAATAGAAATTTAGAAAATAGTGTGGTAATTTACAACAATTACTTACGTATACCAACATATACGACAGTAAATCTATATGCTATTAGACTTGCTAGAGTGATGAGAACAATTGACTTAAACGTTGAAGCACAAAAGACACCTATTTTAATAACTTGTCCTGAAAATCAAAAACTAGCTCTTGAAAATGTTTACAAAAAGTATAAAGGCAATAGTCCAGTAATTTATACTGATAGTGAATTTAACCTTGATAGTATTAAAGTACTAAAGACAGATGCACCCTTTGTTGCAGATAAACTTACAGACTATAAACATGATTTATGGAACGAGGTAATGACGTTTTTAGGTGTCAACAATGCGAATCAAGATAAAAGAGAGCGACTTGTTGCAGACGAAGTTGGGGCTAATGATGAACAAATAGAACAAGCAAGATATAACATGCTTGACGCACGTAAAGAGGCTTGCCGTAAAATAAATGATATGTTTGGACTTAACATTGACGTAAAATTTAGAAACGACAAAGTGCAAAAGGCTTATGAACAGTATAAAGTCTATGAAATGTTTCCTGAGCTTAAGCCTGAAGCTGGTGAAGAGATAGAGGAGGCTATTAACAATGAGTAAATATACAATATCTTTTTATGATTTAGATAAAGAATTAAACGGGACTGATTATCTTACATCTATTGATGATAGACTTGATAAGTTACGTCCCCACATATTCGACTTTAATTATACAAAACTAGATGACGCAACAAAGAAACGTATTGAAATTGCAATACTTAAGCATTATTACTTACGTGAGTTTGCTTTTGAGTCTGTTGGAATAATGAAGCTAAAGTTAAATGATAGACTAAACTTAATCATGCCAAGATACGAGCGACTTTATAAACACCAAGATGATGAGATTAAGCCCTTTATTAATAGTTATCTTGAAGAAACTGGAAATAATGAGGGAACTAACACAAACACTACAAATGCTACAAGTAATGTTAGTAACTCAAATGATGTAGTTAATACACAAAGTGATACTCCACAGGGAATACTAGAAGATTTAAAAGAGGGTAACTATGCAAGTTACTGTACAGTTGAGAATAACACAGGAACAACTAATAGTAGTGATAATTCAAATGTTAATGCTACATCTAATAGTAATTACAATAGAAGTCAACAAGGCTTGTCAGGTATGACACAGGCAGAAGCCTTTAGAAATTACTTTGATAATCTTATTTCAATTGATGAGCAAATAGTCTATGAAATGAGTGACTTATTCCTAGTTATATGGTAAAATTAATATAAGGAGGTATAATATGAATTTTAGAGAGATACTAATAAGAATTATAGGTATGACTACACCATATGTATATGATAATAACATATCACTTCTAGAACTTGTCAGACGTCTTTACAAGTTTGTAAATGAACTTGCTACTTGCATGCAAGAGTTAGATAAAGAATTTACTGATTTAAAAGATTATGTTGATAACTACTTTGCTAATCTTGACGTATCAAGTGAGATTAAAAGTGTACTACAAGAGATGATAGATGACGGTACTCTTGCAGAAATAATTAATCAAGAACTATTAGGGAATATTAATAATGAAATCACATCTATTAAAGAAACACTAGCAACAGTTAATAGTACACTACAAGAACATGCGAGAGAATTAACTTACTTAACATACCGTGACCGTTTTCAAGTTGCCACATGTAGTGCTAATTCTAACTATGCTATAACAAATAGTAAGTTTACAATACAAAACGATGACGTTATCTTTATTCACTTTAATGAAGCTCTTGACGGTACAAAAGACGCAACTCTTACTATTAATGGTATAGCGAAATCTGTTATTACTAAAGAGGGTAATCTTTATAAAGGTAGTGACATCGAAAATCAAGACATTATCTTACGTGTAACAGATGCAGGACTTATACAAGTAGTAGATATTCTTTACTTCCAAGAGCAAATTAATGATAATAAAGAAGACATAGCAGAGCTACAAACAGACGTAACAAATATGTTTGAAACATTGAAGCCACAACTTATTAATTTATTCTTGCCTGTTGGCTTCCTTATCTATACAGAAGATGATAGTTATGACCCTAATACCGTTTACACTGGCACAACTTGGGTAAGAATTAAAGGTAAAATGATAATAGGTCGTGATGAAGATGATACAGACTTTAAAACATCTGGACTTACAGGTGGTAGTAAGACACATACACAAACAGTTGAAGAAATGCCAGAACATCATCATACTGTAGAATTTTATATGGGAAATTCAGGTGGTTATCAACTTGCTCAACAAGTTGCACCAACGAACCCTATTGCACGTAACACAAGTGCCGTTGGTGGAGGACAGCCTATGAATATAATGAATCCTTACGAGGTTGCGAACATATGGAAACGAACTGCTTAAGTATAGACTATGTTAAGAAGTTAGTTGAGGTTGAAGCCCGTAGTAAGTCAAACACACATAGAATTGATAAACTAGAAGAGTTAACAAACACGATTCAAAGTTTAGCAATTACTATGAATAATACAGTTAATGAAATAAAGTACATGAGGGAAGATGTTACAAGTCTTGATGATAGATTAGGCAAAATTGAAAATGAACCCTTAAAAAGATTTAATAAATATAAAGATGTAGTTATAACGTCCATACTAACAAGTCTAGTCGGCTTGTTAGTAGGGCTAATTATAGGAGGTTGATAAAATGGACGAGAAGACTAAAAAGGCAATAAGAACATTTATACAGTGTGTAGTAGCATACTTAATAGTAGTATTACTAGGCTATACTACAATAAAGTTATTTAATGTTCCAGAAATAAATGCACTTGTTACTGGTTTAATTGGTAGTATCTTATCTTTAGTAATGTCTTTCATTGATGAGAAATTAGATAAATGAGAGCAGGGCAAACGTTAAAAACAAATACTGGTGTAGAGGTAATGCTATTTCCTTTAGAATACCTCTACATGAGCCAGGACGAGGGAGGGGACTATTCTCACGCAGGAACACTTGCTATAGACTTTCTAGGTTGGGGCAATAGTGGAAGAGTTTATAAGTGTCCTTACTATGCCCCATGTTCTTGCACCTGTATAGGTAGTACAGAAAGTGCTAACAGAATATGGCAGAGCAATAACCCTGTTCTACTTGCAGACGGTACTACTGACTATGTATGTTGGGTACAAGCCCACGATAATAACCCCTTACCAATTGGAACAGTTCTTAATCAGGGCGACTTATTAGGACATACGGGTACGGCTGGAATAGCATCAGGCGACCACCTGCATCTAAACATTGCTAAAGGTACTTATGCTAACTGGGAACGAGTCCCACCTAATAACAATTGGCAATTACGAAACAGTATGCACATTTACAATGCTTGTTATGTGAATGATACTGAAATTATACGAGGTTTTGGGCACGACTGGAAGACGTATGATGTACCTATTCCACCAACACCAACACCACATAAAAAGAATAACCTAATAGGTGTATTAAATAGTAATTATATTTTAAAAAGAAAGGAAGTTGAAAGATATGTTTAATGAATTTAAGAACAAATATTTAGGTAAAAGAGTAGATATAGACGGAGCTTATGGAGGACAATGTGTTGATTTATTTAATGCTTGGAATAAGGACTATAACAATGGTGTTTACATTAATTGTAAACCTAGTGGTTATGCTAGAAGCCTAGCAGAGAATAAGGCCAATAATGGGATATTAAAATATTTTAAAGAAACAGCTGTTAATAATATGATAGAGGGTACTGTTGTTGTTTATGGTAAATGTAAGTTTGCTCCAGAGGGACATGTTTGTTTCTTCATAAAAGATAATGGAAACGGTACTTACAGAGCCTTACAACAAAATTATAATAATAAACAATATGTAACAATTGATAACAACCCCTATGAGGGTATTATCGGAGCATTTATACCTAATCAATTAGTAAGAACATCTACTAATATAGATGAACTAGCAAAAGCCGTTATTCGTGGTGATTACGGTAATGGTGAAGAACGTAAACAAAAACTAGGTAGTCTTTATAACCAAGTACAAGCTAGAGTTAATGAGATACTAGGTAATAGCTCTAACAGTGCTAACATTGATGAACTTGCTAAAGCAGTGATTCATGGAGACTATGGAAACGGCGAAGAACGTAAACAAAAACTAGGTAGTCTTTACAACCAAGTACAAGCTAGAGTTAATGAGATGTTAAATAATGGCTAGTATCTATTACGATATTAGCCGTTTGCTATCTTATAACTCATTGTTTAGTTTTGTTGTTGGTGAACGTGGTTGTGGTAAAACATACCAATTTAAAGACTGGGCAATACGGGACTTTCTTAAAAATGGCAATCAATTTATTTATTTAAGAAGATACAAGACAGAGCTTAAGGACATAGCCCAGTTCTTTGATGATATCTTGCCGAAATACCCTGATGTAGAATTTAGCATTAAAAATGGTAAGTTTTATATTAATAAGCAAGTTGCAGGGTACTACATAGCACTATCTACAAGTGTCACTAAGAAGAGTGTACCATATCCTAAAGTTAATAAAATCGGCTATGACGAATTTATACTTGAGAAAAGTAACATACACTACTTACCTAACGAGGTTGAGACATTCCTAGGACTTTACAAAACCGTTGACCGTGATAGAGATGTCGTTAGATGTGTATTCATGGCCAATGCCGTGACGATAATGAATCCTTACTTCTTATACTTTAGTGTAAGACCAAATAAGACTAAAAGATTCTACAAATACTGTGAGGGCGAGGTTGTAGTCGAGCTTACAGACCTAGAAGAGTTTAGAGCAAGAGCTAAAACAAGTAGGCTTTCTAAAATAATAGGTGGTACCGATTACGAGAAGTATTCGGTTGATAACGAATTTATAAGTGATAATTATGAATTTATAGAATCAAAACCTAAAACTAGTTATTACCTAGCAACGTTTTATTATAAAAATGCTAAGGTAGGGCTTTGGTGTGATAATAAAAAAGGTTTAATCTATGCAACAAGTAGTATAGATGAAACTTTCCCAATAAGATACTCACTTACCACAGAAGACCACAAGCCGAATCAAATTATGCTATCAAATGCTAATAAAAGTGATAGAGTTAAATCTATTCGCAAGTGCTATGATAATGGTTTGATGAGGTTTGAAAGTCTAGCAATAAAGAATACTATGTATGAAATATTTAGAGTGCTAGCAATAGCCAAATTCTAGCAACTTTACACT